CACGAAATTATCAGTATTTAGATTGAAAACTGTGCCATTCGCGAGCGTGAGAGTTCCCCACCAAACGATTGTACGGTTTCGGCCTGTTCTGCTGTCCAACACCTGCTGAAAAGCGGTACTAATCGGATACATAGGCCCACCTCACATTTCAATAATGTCGATGCTGTAATCTTTGTACAGACCACCTTCACTTGCGTACGCGCTCAAGTCGCTCTGTGTGTAGCTATCCTTGCCCGCATACGCCGACATTGTTTGGATGCCGTTGTCGTAATAGGTGAAGGAAAACTCCTTACCCTGCATAAGATTGTGCATCGTCGCCACCTCTAAGCCGGTGATCCGGTCAAAGGTGAGCTTAATTTTGCGGACGGTGGGGCGAACCCACGATATGTACATGAGGCCGCTTTCCACACGTCCAGAATCAGAACTGACAATGTTGTCGTTCTCAATAACGACAGAGGACGGGACGTAAATAGGTGTCCCGTCCACTGCCCAATATCCATTGGTGCATTTTTTACAAATTCCCATAGTCTCACACCTTTAAGCCTTCAAAGGACTTTTGCCAGTTCGCCGGATCGCACGATTGTTCTCGTCAACGATAGTCTGGAATACCTCTCGACCATCAATAATGACTTTGATGTCGCCAGTCTGCCCACCGTCACCGTTCCGCATGGAGCGGGCCAGTGCTTGCAGTTCGGACAGGATACCCAGTAGATACGCCGTCACGCCGTCGCTGTCCTCCGCAGGAGCCGTTGTCGCGGCTACTCTGGTCTGGTAGGGTACGACCGTACCTGCGGCGATCTGAGGCACTGTGAAGCCTCCCATGCTGGTCAGCGCATTGGCGATGGTCTGGAAGGTCGTTGCGAGGGAACCAAGGCTGCTGATAACAGCCTGCATACTGCCGACCACGCTATCGACATTCATCTGCACGTTGGGGCTGTCCGGGGTCATGCCGTCGGTAACAGCCGTCGCGATGTTCTTTGCAGTGGAAAGCAGGCTGCGTTCGCCGTCGTTGATGCCTTTTTCCAGACCCATATCCAAGAACTCACCGATTTCAGCAAAGACCTTAGAGGGGGAATGGATACCGAACAGGCTCTTGATCCGGCGAATGAGGTTGTTAACCATGGTGGAAACATTGCTCATAAAGCCGCCCCAAGCACCGGCAACACCGTTATTCAGACCCGCAACAAGGTTGTGGCCCACGTTGTTCCACTTGATGTTGTTCATGTTGGTGCGCAGATTGTTCCACGCGTTCAGAACGTTGGTGCGCAGGTTGGAGAAGTAGTTCAGCGTGTTTGTACGCAGATTACTCCAAGCGGAGTTTGCATTGCTCACGATGCCAGAGAACGCGGTCGACAGATTGGAGCGCATATTGGATGCCGTATTCAGGACAGAAGTACGGGCATTGTTGAACGTGTTGCTGATAGTGGTGCGGATATTCGAGAACGCAGACTGCGCATTGGAATAGACATTGCTCCAAGTGGACGACAGATTGCTCTTGATCTGCGAAGCGGTGTTATCCAGCCCAGTTTTCGCATTGTCAAAAGCGGTCGTTACGTTGGAACGGAGATTCGACCACGCGTTCTGCGCACTGGACTTCACGTTAGACCATGTATCGCTCAGACCGTTTCCAATCTGTGTAGCGGTATTCGCAAGCCCGGTTTTCGCGTTATTAAATGCGGTCGTTACGTTCGTTTTCAGATTACCCCACGCGCTCTTTGCATTGGAAACGATATTCGACCACCCTTCGGAAAGGAAAGAGGTCAAATTGGAGATCGCGCCGGAGAAAAAGTCGGTGATGGTGTGCCATGTGGTGGAGATACCGTTAAGGAAACCTTGGACGACATAACCGCCCATCTCCTGCATAACGGTAGACGGAGAATTGATTCCAAACGCAGCCTTAAAGCCGTCAATAAACGGCTTAAAAACATGATCGTAGATCCAAACAGCGATGTTTACAAGCGCGTTTGCAATGCCTGCGAGCAGTCCTGCAACAATGTCGCCGCCGTATTGGTCAAAGTAGTCTCCGAAGTAGGCTTTAACATTCTCCCATGCGGATTTCAGGATATTCCAAATATTCACCACGAGAGAGCCGATAACGCTTACCGCCGCACCGATTGCAGCTCCTAACAATCTAAACATGGCCGATGCCAGCTCAGACCAATTAACGTTACTTATGAAGTCAAGTAGACCGTTGAACAGCGCCGTTGTTAACGCCGCCCAATCGACATTTTCGATAGCCGAAGAAAGCAGATTCAAAACTGCGATCATTGCGTCGGATAACAGGCCGCCGATGTTGCCCCAATCAATCCCAGTAAATAACGTGTTAATGCTTTCCGCAAGAACTTGTCCGATATGGTTCCAATCGATGGAAGTGATTGCGTTGCGAAGCATGGTTATTATTCCGTTAAAGCCGGTCACGACAGAATCGGCCAACTTTACCCAGTCAATGGAAGTAAACCATGTGTAAATACCTTCACCGATACCTTTGCCCAGCTCGTCCCACTTTACCTCGTGAACGAAACCATGAATGAGGCGCACAAGAGCCTGCCACTTGGCGGCAAACGCCTTGCCGATTGTATCCCACTCCACGTTATCAACCAGACCGTTCAGGCCCTCGCCCAATCGCTTGCCGAGGTTGTCCCAGTCATACTCGTACATGAACGTGTTGTAGATGTCCGCGATAGCGTTGCAACCGTCGGCAATGGTTTTTCCCAGCATGGGCCAATCAATGCCGTCGGTAAGACCGTTCATGATCTCAGCGAAGCGACCGGCCCACTTTACGCCCTCAGGTCGCAAAGTGTTGTTGATCCAGTCGTCTACCGCCTTGATTGCATAGTTCAAACCTTCGGCAATAACCTGACCAACGCCGTACCAATCTCCGCTCTGCCAAGCCTCTTTCAACCGTTCAATCCAGTCCTGCACGCTCTGAGGCAAGTCAATGGGGACTTCCTCGTACTGCACACCTGTTTCATCGAGGTCGCTGCCGCCTCCGCTGCTGTCGTCCTGCTTACTCTGCCGGTTCAATTCATCGAAGCTGTACAATTCCGCGTTGAACTCTTTCTGAGCCGCAGCCGCGTTCTCTGCGGATTCTGCATAGCTGTCCGTGCCTTTCTTGGCAACGGTATAGCTGCGCTTACCGCTGAGGAGCGCAAAGAACTGATTGACGTAAGAGATAGCTTTCGATAGCAGATTCAGAACCGCCATGATGACAGGCTCCAAAGTGGAGATGATGTTGGCTGCGGCAACAGAGATGTTGCCCGTGAGCTGCGTTGCGCTGTTCTTGATATTGCTCATGGTGCTGTTGAACTTAGAATCAAACTGCGCGAGCTTTTGCAGGCCCTCACCGATGCCCTGAAAAATCGAAGTGATGAACTTCTCTTTAATTCGGGAAATCAACATTCGTCTTAACCGTGTCAACGACTTTGCGAAAGTCTCAGCAGACAGGGTTGTTTTATGAGACTGTTTTGCGAAAGACTTGAGGCTGGATACCGCTTTTTTAGCTCCTGTGGCAATCGCATTAAACGTGATTTTTCTCAGGCTATTTCCTAAGCGTGCTGCCGCACTACCGACGGTACTCATTATAGATTTCAGACTGGAAAAAACACTGCCGATACGACCGCCAATACCGGGAGACTGTAACATCTCCTGCAAGGCCGCCCGGAAAGCACTCCGAAAATTATTAACGCCTCCTGTGGCAGTCTGAGCCGCCTGAGAAACGTCGGTAAAATTCTGCCCGCCGGTTTGACCTGCACTGGCTGTTGTCGGCTCTGCTGCGGGCTGGTTGGCTGCGTCGCGTGCTGCCGCAACACGGGCGTACTCTGCTTCGAGTTGCTGTAACACAGCAATCTTTGCGGCGTACTTCTGATTGACAGAATCAATCTGGATCTGTTCAATCTCAAGCACGTTCACGGCCTGTTCGTCGCTGGTCGTCTGCGCCAGAGAATCATCGGTAGACTGTCGAATACTGTCCAGCTCTTTGTAATACTCCGACAGATTTCCTTTGGCAGTGCTGATCTTCTTTTGCAACCGCGCCAGTTCTTTGTCGTAGTTTGCAGTAGCCTTTGCAGCGTTTGTGGTTGCAGTCGCAGCCTGTGCTTGAGCTTGGGCCGTAGCCTGAGCCGCTTGTGTAGCTTGCTGCGCACTGTTCGCAGTATTGTTGGCCGCGCCCTGCGAGGCTGCGGCCAAGTTCTGCAAAATAGAAGTGATACCAGAAAAGGCCGTCCGCATATCACTTCCCAACGTATTGACCTGCTTCGTGAGGCTGTCAATCGATGAAAGCAGCTTATCGGAACCCTTTTCAAAACCCTCGTTGTCCAGCTTGGTATCGAATACGAGGGAGCCGTCAGAGTTATTAGCCATTTCCTGTACCTCCTTCCTTCAAAAGACTTTCGTAAATTGCACGCATCTGATCTTCCGGGGACTGTCTTTCAGCAGCAAATTCCATGCTGCACAGATCCCGGTTTGCGGCAAAAAATTCGCTTTCGTGCTTTTCGAGTTTCTTGCCCATCGCCTTTTTCTGTCGAATCGTGAGAACAACGCCCCACAGATCCTCCCGGTCGATGGCTTGGAAGTACCCCAAAAACGTCCACCAGTGCATAAAAGGAACGGCGCGAACTTCCATCCCCGCCACTTTATTGATGGCCGGGAAAATAAGCTGTTCGTCTTTGTCCCAATTCACGACCTTCGGACTGGGTTTGTCGCTCGACAAGCGACACTCCATGAACTCTGTCGCCGCTTTGAGCGCGGCTGCATAAGTGTCCTTGTCTTTGGGCATACTGTTCAAGTCTTTATAAATCCGGCTTAAACAAATAAAGACCTTCTCCTGATCGGAGAGGTCTTTGTCGTTGTAAGCCGCGATAATTCTGAGAATGTTCCGATAATCGGAACGGATTTCATAGGTTTTGTTGCAGACATCAAGCGTATGCGGTAACATTCCTATCATCGCCGCTTACCTCCGGGGTAGTGGTCGGCTGAATATCGCTCAAATACTTGTCCGTCCGAGCCTTGGACAGCGCCATTTCGTCCTCGACGGCCTCTGCGATGATATTACCGATGCCCTCGATAATACTCTCACAGAAGAATTTACCGCCAACGCTGGAAAAGGGGTTGCGCTTGGCGAAAATCTCGTCAGCCTCGTCCATGTCGAACAGGGCGTTGATGCGCCGTTTCAGCTCGTTTTCCACGGACTTGAGAACCTGCCAGTCGTCGTCAAAGGACGCAGTGCCGTCGTTCTTAATGCTCAGGTTTTTCAGCGGCTCCACGATGGTGTGGAAGTCCGCAGAAAGCTGATTATATCTGTCCAGAATGGACAGGTCAGCAGGCCGGATGTAGATATTGCAGATCAGCTTTCCGAATTTGTTCACAAGGGGAATTTCCCTTGTGCCGTCGTCGATAACACCCTTGTATTCCTTGATGGACATGATTACATACCTCCGTAATGATTAAAAAATGGGCGCGGAATATTGACTACCCCGCGCCCGATGTGTGAATATTTGGGCCGCGTCCCGTATTAGGCCGCGTCGGAGATGGTAGCGACGTTAGTCTCCATGTTATAGGAGATGTTCTTCTTAACCATAGCGCCGACGGGGTGAATCTTATAGGGGATTGCATAGCCGGTGGTGTCGCCGCCGGTAGACTGAGGCACAAACCATGCGTTGCGCACATAGCAGTAGCCGGTCATAGTCTTGGTGGCGGTATCGACGCTCTCGAAGAAAGCCTCAGCGAACTCGCCCAGCAGGTCGGCTTCACCATACTTTTCTTCCAGAGCGCACTCAAGCATATGCTCGTACATAGCGCGGTCGGGATCCATGTAGTAGGGTGCGACATCGACCTCAGGCTCATAGCCAGAGTGGGTGAAGGTGGATTCACCAAGGACGTTCTTGGAAGATTCGGTATCAGGGTTCAGCTCCTTGGTCAGCTCGTCGTTATCCTTGCCGATGGCCTCCCATTCGGTGCCGTCCTTCCACTTGCCGAAGAACATACCTCTGTTGCGTTCCATTTTTGCCATAAGGTTAATTCCTCCTGTAGGTAATTCTTAGTTGGATTTGGTATTTTGCCGCGTCGCTGCCTACCTGAATCGGGTATGCGGTCAACGTCGGCACGATAGACTTAACCCTTCCCTCGTTGATTGCAGGGAAATCACGTTTGCTGTTCTGTTCCAAGATCCACGCCACGACTTCATCGTAAAAACCTAAGTTCGCGAGGTTCTGTTCTACGTCTGCACCGTAGCTTTCCTTGCTCGCGAAAATGTAGTTGATGGTCTGTACGTCGGTAGGGATCTCCTCACCTAACACGTTTTCTCTGTAATTGATTTGGGAAGGAACGGCGTACAAAGCGTACTCCGTAGGATTTTCCGCAAGGTAGTCCATGCGGAACCGGCTGCCCTCTGCGAGCGCCGGACAACTCCGAAACCAGTTTCGGAGTTGGACAGCGTTATTTAATTCCAGCGACATTCTTGGCCTCCTGTAAAATATCCTGCATACGATCAGCTTTCATACGTTCAAAGAAGAACGGCCCTGCGAGCGCGTTTACATCTGTCGCGTATTTCAGAGATCGTCCAGTTGGATGTTTCTTCTGTCCTTTCGGGCTGAAATAGCGCGTCGGTATGCCGCTGTCGTCCTCGAAAACAGGAATGTTCGGGCCGTATATCTCACCGTAATACTGATAGTGTGCATAGGGGCCAGGATAGATCACTTTCCCGCTGCCGATCTGTGTAGCTCCATATGCACTCTTTGCGAGCTTGCCGGAATCCCATGGGGCATATTCCAGATTGTAGTCGATGACCGTTTTGTCGATAACTTGCTGAACCAACCCGCCTTTGTTGATGTTGCATCTCCTTAGGAGGTCAGCCGCGTCTTTCGGCATATGAACGGTTTTGACTTTCAACTCGATCATGCGCCTACCACCTTCCAATGGGGCGCGTTAGGAGCGCGCCGGTTAT